GGCGTCCAACGTCACTGGCGTGGTCGCGGTCGTCAACGGCGGCACGGGTTCGACCACGGCTGCCAACGCGCGCACCGCCTTGGGGGCAGCCAAGTCGGGCGCCAACGACGACATCACGGCGCTGGATCAAGACGTGGTGCTTGTGGCCACTGGCACGATTGGCGCAACCAGCATCGGCTACCGCGGTGCGCCGCAGAACGCCCAAACGTCAGCCTATCAACTGGCGCTGACCGACAACGGCAAGCACATCTCGATCACCACCGGTGGCATCACGATCCCGGCCAACAGCGCAGCGGCGTTCCCGATTGGTGCGACGGTTGTCATCTACAACAACAGCGGCAGCAGTCAGAGCATCGCCATCACGACCGACACGCTGCGCCAAGCTGGCACGACCAACACCGGCACGCGGACACTGGCCAACTACGGCCTGGCGACGTGCGTCAAGGTCGATACGACCGTGTGGGCCATCACCGGCGCGGGGCTGACCTGATGAGCGGCGCGGTACTGTCCTTGCTGGGTACGTCGGGTGGGGCGGCGTCTGCCGTGACCATCACGGTTGACCCCGCAACGATCACAGGTATCAACATCGGGCTTACCGCGTCGGCCCAGTACCAGCTTAACAGCAGCGGCAATGCGTTTCAGATTATCAACGGCGGTGGTGCCACACTGCTGTACGCTTGGTGCGTCCCGGCGTCGCAGGCGGCCAACTACGAAGTGTACGCCAGCCTGGTGTCAGGGTCGTTGAGCGGCGGCAGTTCGGCTACCGACACTTGGCTGGCGCTGACATCGACACGCAATTGGCTGGTCAGCACCACCACACTTCAGTACGCAACGCTGAATGTCGGCATCCGGCGCGTTGGCACCACCACCATTTTGGCGGCGGCGGACATCGAACTAGCCGCCGAAGCAGTATAAGGATAGGCCATGTCTGTTACCGCCAAAGCCCTGATCCCGGCCAAGGTCGCCGAAGATACGCAGTCCACGCAGTACACTGCGACCAACGTGACGACGATCATCGACAAGTTCACGGCCACCAACTACGGCGCGTCCGCTGCGTCGATCAGCGTCAACCTGGTGACGGCAGCCGACACCTCTGGCACGCAGAACCTGATCGTGAAGACCAAGACGCTCCAACCGTCCGAAACCTACACGTTTCCGGAACTGGTGGGCCACGTCCTGAACCCGAACGGGTTTATCTCGACGCTGGCGTCTGCGCCGCTGACGATCAACATCCGCGCGTCAGGACGTGAGATTAGCTGATGTTGGCGCGCGTTGATGATCTTGTGCCGACCGCACCGTTTACGGAAGCGGACGTGGAGAAGTTGGAGACGGCTTTTCTTCAGCATGAACAGGCTGACTGCCCAGTTCATCACCACTTTGGCCCAGGCGTTTACATCCGCGAAGTTGTGTTGCCAACCGGGGCGTATGTCATCGGGCATCGGCACAAGACGCCGCACATCAACATCATGCTGGAAGGCCGCATCACGCTGATCGGCCAAGACGGCGGCCACACCGAACTGACCGCACCGCAGACGTTTGTAAGCGGCGCCGGACGCAAGATCGCCTACATCCATGAGACGGTGCGCTGGCAAAACGTGTACGCCACCGACGAGACAGATGTGGAAACGCTGGAGGCGCAGCTTCTGGACAAAAGCATTGCCTTTGAGGAAGCCCAAAAAGCCAACGATCTGCTTTTGTCGTATGACACTCATACAGATCAGGACGACTTCTCCGCAGCAATTGCTGAGTTTGGCTTCGACGCCGACACGGTCTGGGCCATATCGGCGGATGAGAGCGACCAGATTCCGCTGCCGCACGGCGGCTACAAGATGATGGTGGCGCCGTCGCTGATCCACGGCAAGGGTGTGTTCGCCACTGGCGACATCGCCGCGCATGAGTTGATTGCCCCGGCTAGGCTTGGCGGAAAACGCACCCCCGCCGGTCGATTTACCAACCACTCAAAAACGCCGAACGCCGTTATGGTCAGAAGCGACAACGGCGATATTTTTTTGTTCTCAAGCCAGTCGATTTCTGGCTGCAAAGGTAGTAGTGTAGGCGCGGAGATAACCGTGGATTACAGACAGGCGCTATCGCTGTCGGTAGGAGATAAGTGAAATGTCAGCCGTAGCAGCAGCAGTTATTGGCGGCGTGGCAACGCTGGGCGGCGGTTTGATCGCAGCCGGCGGTGCCAAAAAGGCTGCCAACGTCCAAGCGCAGGCCGCGCGCGAAGCGCAGGCCGCCAACGAGCGGGCGTTGGAGCGTCAGATCGGGCTGCAAGAACCGTTCCGTCAAGCTGGCCTTACCGCGCAAGACGAGATCATGAAGCTGTTGGGAATTGGCGGTGATGCGTCAGTGGAGGGCTACGGCAGTCTGGCCAAACCGTTTGGCCAGACTGACTTTGAGCAAGACCCAGGCTACGCCTTTCGTCAGTCGGAAGGTATGCGTGCGCTGGAGCGCAGCGCGTCGGCCCGCGGCAATCTGTTGTCAGGTGGTACACTGCGCGGCATCCAGCGGTTCGGGCAGGACTTGGCCAGCCAAGAGTATGGCAATGCCTTTAACCGCTACCAGATCGAGCGCAGCGCGCGCCTGAACCCGCTTCAATCGTTGATGGGTTCTGGCCAGTCGGCAACCAACGTCATGACGGGCAATGTTGGGCAGTCGGGCCAGAATGAAGCCGCTAACCTTTATGGCGCCGGGCAGGCCCGCGCGTCTGGTTACGTCGGTCAGGCCAACGCGCTGGGCGGCGCACTGAGCAGCATCGGTCAGGCGGCAGCGTCGTACCCGCTGATGCAAGCGCAGATGAACTATTTTAATTCATTGGGCCGCGGCGCCGGCGGTAGCGGCGGTATGACGCCTATCCCACCGGGCGCGTACCGTGGCATTGGCGGCTAACTAAGGACGGACAATGGCTAACCAAGCAATCGCCCTTCAAGCCCGCGCACCGCAAGGCAACTTCTTGGGGCCTGCGATCCAGCAGGGCGCGCAGTTCATCAACATGATGTCGCAGCAGCGCGCTGCTGAACGTCAGGCAGCGGCGCAGCAGCAGCAGTTGGATATTGCGCGGACGCAAGAATCGCGGGCTGCGGCATTGGCCGTTCCGCAGCTAAACAAAGCAACGTCCGAAGCTACGGCTGAGTCACTTAAAACCGGCCAACTATTTAACCAAGCCGTCTACACGGCGGCGGCTAACTCCAATTCGCCGCAAGATTTTTTGGCGTTTGCGCAGCGCATTGCAGCAGCGCCGCAATTTCAAAACGATATGTTTTTGGGCGGTCTAAAGGAAGTGGTAGCATCTTTGCCCGCTGACCCCGCGCAGTTTCCTGAATGGCAACGGCAGACCGGCATTAAGACTGTCGAAGCCGACAAACGATATAAAAATAATCCCATGCTGCAAAATCTGGGCACAACCACACGTATACTCAATGTGCCTGAGTACGGTGGTGGGCCGGCGCAAGTTGTCCCTGGTTCGGAAGCGGCAGTCACGATCAAGCCTACTGTACTCAATGTGGAAGGTATTGGCGGGGTTATCGTAGACCCCAACACCGGGCGCGGCTTTCCGATTGCTGCTGGTCAGACCGGCGGTTACACGCCGCCGGGCCTTGTTAGTGGCGACCGCGGGGGCGGGGCCACGCCAGTGGCCACGGCGCTCCAAACCAACCCCGGCGCTATCCGCGACGGCGCGTTCGCACGCTCACAGCCCGGCTATGCGGGCGCCAGCGGCGGCTTTGCTACGTTCAACACGCCGCAGGAGGGCGCTGCCGCGCAGGAAAACCTGTTGGCCAAAGATTACGTCGGCAGCGGCATCAACACGGTAAACAAAATTATTGATAAATATACGCCGGCGTCTAAAGAAAACCCTGAAGCTAACCGTAACAACTATAAGAACTACGTCGCGGGTAAGTTGGGTATCAATCTCAACGCACCAATCACTGCGTCGCAAGTCCCTGCGCTTGCGGCGGCTATGCGCGAGTTCGAGACTGGACAGCGCCCCGCCCGCGCAGCCGCGCCATCTACGCCGCCGACACTTAAACAAGCAGGCACCGCCGCAGAGCGCGCGCGGACGGTTCAGCAGTTTAAAGACGTTACCGGTTTTAATTTTGAAACTGGAGACGACCCGGTTGCTGCGCTTATCAAAGGTTCGACAAGCGGCGGAGCAGAAAAATTGGGCGCGGACATTATGGCGTTTTTGCCTGAAAGTGTGGGGGGCGGTTCCACTCCCGGCATGAAAAACATAGCCGAACTTGAAGTTATTGGTGCTGATTTGATGCTGGCGTTGGCGCCCGGCGGCAAGTTGGGTGCCGGCATATCTAACGAAGACCGCAAGGTGTTTGAGCGGTTGAAAGGTAAAATGGAAGATGCGTCTGTTCCGGCAGACACACGTCTGGCTGCATGGGGCCAACTTAAAGAGAAAATGGCGCGACTTCTCGGTGTGGAACTTCCGGCTGGCGCTAAGACGCCACCGACCACGTCCGCAGCACCGCCGCCCGCCGCTGTGCAGATGCTGATTAAAAACCCCGCGCTTCGCGGTCGGTTTGATCAAAAATACGGGGCTGGCGCGGCGGCAAAAGTTCTAAAGGGGCGGTAAATGGCAAAGAATACCCCCAACCCGTTTGATGAATTTGATGCGCCGCCGATGGGCGGCAACGCTAATCCGTTTGATGCCTTCGACGCACCCCGCACCAAAGCGCCGCGCACGGGTATGGACAAAGCCACGCAAGTGGCCGGCGTTGCCGCCAACGCGCTGCTGCCCTACGCGACTGCCGCAGGCATGGGTGCGATGGTGGGCGCGCCCATTCCCTTTGTCGGCGCTCCGCTGGGCGCTGCGGGCGGCGCGTTGGCCTTGGGCCTCGGCGATATTGGCACAAGCGCCTACAACCTTGCTGCGCCGCTGTTCGGCGGCCAGCGCGTCTCGCTGCCGTCTGAAGCCATGCAGCGCGGGTATCAGCAGATGGGTGCGACCCGCGCACCGGAGACGCCAGGCGAACAGGTGTTCAGCGATGTTCTGTCCGGCGCCGTTGGCGGCGCGGGCCAAGCCAAGGCTTTTCAAACCTTGGCCAGCAAAGCGACATCACCCCAAGCCAAGAACTTCATGCGTGCTATGGGCCAGAACATCCCCGGTCAGACTGCGGCGGGTGCAGGCGCGGCAGGCGCACCGTCCGTTGCGTCGAATTTCCTTGATGTGACGAACCCGGCGGCGCTGCTGGGTCTGGGTCTGGCGGGCGGCGGTGCAGGGTTCAAGGCCGCTACGCCGAAGGCCAAAGCCATTCCTGCTGCCCAACTGAAAGAAAAGTCTACCGATCTGTACAAACAGATGGAAGCCGCAAACGTCAACGTTGCGCCGACCGCGATGGCCGATCTGGAATCCGCCGCACGCGCGAAACTGCGCGATTTTCAATATGATCCAGACGCAGACAAGGTAGTCAACGAAGCGTTGAGCTTGTTCTCCAAAAAATCCGGTAAGCCCATATCGTTTGATATGTTGGAAAAGTTCAGGCGTTCAATCCGCGATCTTCCATACAGCGAAGCGGGTGGCGCGCGCGGTAAGCCAGATGAGCGCGCTATGATTAAGGCGCTGGATGATGTCATCGACGACTTCATGAGCAATCTGACGCCGGCGCAGACAACGTCGGGCGACGCCGCTGCCGCGGATGCGTTTCTCAAGCAGGCCCGCGGCGTTCGGTCAACGGCGTACCAGACGGAGACGCTGGAGAACGCTTTTGACGCCGCCAACAGAACTTCTAGCCAAGCGGACAGCACGAAGTCGTTTTCGCGGGCGCTGCGGGACGAGTTTGGCCGCATAGCCAAGAACGACCGCAAGCTGTCGAAGTTTGATAAGCCAACGCAGGAACTGATTAAAAAAGTCGCCAACGGCACGGTCACGCAGAATGTGTTGGCGCAGTTGGGCCGCTTGGCCCCCAGCGCCCGCGTATTTGGTGGGCAACTTCCATTTGTGGGCATCGGCGCGTCGTACTCACCAGAATCCGCGATGGGGCTGTTGGCAACGCAAGCTGCTGGCGCTACCGCGCGAGGCGTTGCGAACAAGATGTCGCGCACCCAAGCGCAAAAGGCATTGGCCAGTGCCAGCGGCGTAAAGCCCGGCGGCCCAGGCTTCTACGTTCTGTCGCCTGTCGCGCAGCAGAACGTGATGGCGCAAGACCGCGCGCAACGCAACCAACGCTAACACAGACTTGATGAGGCGCTGACGTGACGACCATCGACCAGACCGAAGCGCGGCTGAACACGCATGAGGAGGTGTGTGCCTTGCGGTACGACGGCATCTGCGCGCGTTTGAAACGCTTGGAGAATATCGGCGTGGGCGTGGCTGGCACGATCATCATGCTGCTGGTCACTATCGTAATGAAGATTAGCTAACCACCGCGGTCTGTTTGAAAGACTGCTTTGTAGGGTGATTCATGGCAGTCAATCAGTACGACGTTGACCCAGAGGGCGACGCCAAAATTGCTGAGTTAGCCGCCGATCTCGGCAGTCAGAACGCAGCAGCACTTCATCTAAACATCAGCCGGGCGGGGGTGCAGAACGCCTGCCGCCGTCATGTGGCGCGGACAGCCGCGGTTCTGTCGCTTGACACGCCCAAGGCAGACCCGTTGCCGCCAGCCGATCTGCCGTTTGCAGAGCGGTTGGCGCTGATGAAGAAGCGCAACGCGCTGCGGATCGCACACGCGCAGGCGCAAGCCTGGCAGACCGTGCGGATACCGATCAAAGGGCCATACGCCATCTGCTGGTTCGGCGATCCGCACCTCGACGACCCGTTCTGCGACTTGGTTGGCTTCGAGCGTGACGCGCGCATCTGCGCCGAAACCGAAGGGTTGTACGGCGCCAACGGCGGTGATTCGATCAACAACTGGGTGGGTAGGCTAGAGCGCCTGTACGGCGAACAATCCGCCACGGTATCAGAAGGCTGGGAACTGGTCGAGTGGGCGCTGAAGCATCTAGGCGTCAACTGGCTGGTGTGGATTCTGGGCAACCACGACACGTGGAACTACGGCAAACGCATATTCGACGGTATGAACACCGAACGCATCCTGATGCGCGACTGGGACGCCAAGCTGCAACTGGCGTCGCCGTGCGGCGGTATCACCCGCGTCTGGGCGCGGCACGACTTCAAGGGCCACTCAATGTACAACGAGTTGCACGGCCTGAAGCGGGCGGCGATGATCGACGAACACGCCGATATCTACGCTGCATTCCACCGGCACACGTTCGGCACCGGCCAGGGCGAGTTTGCCGGCGGGCGGCGCTACACGCTGGTGCGCGCCAAGGGCTACAAGGAGTCCGACGACTACGCGCTCAAGGGCCAGTTCGCAGAACAGCGCAGCGGGCAGTCGGTCGTCACGGTCATCACGCCGCGCAACGGCGCTGCCCCGGCGGTCAGCGTGTTCGAGGATGTGCAGGAAGGCGCGGACTTCCTGACGTACAAGCGCAGAAAGGCTGGGCTGTGATCGACCTTTTGTGGTATTATGTCTTCCGGTACGGAAAACGCATGGGCGTTACGCAATGAGCATTGTCCTTGGCCCCCGGTCTATCGCCCGCTTGCAGGACGTGCATCCTGATCTGGTGCGCGTTGTTCGCCGCGCTGCTGCCTTGTCCAGTCTGGACTTCACCGTGCTGGAAGGGCTGCGGACGCTGCCCAGGCAGAAGCAGTTGCTGGCGCAGGGTGCGACCCGCACGCTGAACTCCCGGCACCTGACTGGCCACGCCGTCGATCTGGCGCCGATGATCGGCGGCACAGTGTCGTGGGATTGGCCGCTGTATCACCGTCTGGCCAAGATCGTGAAGGCGGCAGCAGCGCACGAAAAAGTCCCGATTGTCTGGGGCGGCGACTGGCGGACTTTTAAGGACGGCCCACATTGGGAATTACCGTGGAAGCAATACCCCAAAGGAGAATGACATGAAGTTTGTTTCTTGGCTTGTGAACCGGCTCAAAGAGCCTAGCACCTACGCCGGCGTCGCCAGCCTCGCGCTGGCGCTGGGCCTGACGGACGTGCAGTGGGAAGCCATCTCCGCTGCGGTTGCCGGTCTGGCTGGGCTTGCCGCCGTGTTCCTGATGGAAAAGCCTGAGGCGTGATCAAACTCCTGACGCTCTTGCTGTCGCTGCTTGACCGGGTGTTTACCGATTTCGGAAACGCCAAGCTGCGGGCGCAAGGGCGTCAGGATGTACAGGAGCAACTTGATGCGAATGTTGCCAAGGCTGAAGCCGCTATGGACGTTGACGATCCCGCTCGTCTTGACAGGCTGCGTGACAGGTTCGACCGCGCTCGTCGGTGACTACTGCCGCATCGCCAAGCCTATTGGTTATGATAGCCGGACTGACACCGCTGAAACGGTGAAGGCAATCGAGACGCACAACTCTACGTGGGTGTGTCTATGTGAATCAGACTGTCCCGCCAGCACTGCAAATACCAGATAGCCTTGCCGATCTCCTGCACCGTGGCGTCCTTGTGGCCGGCACGGCTCATGTACTTCAGCGCGTTGCCGCGGCAGTAGCCGGCAAACTCCTCCGGCGATAGCTTGGCTTGGAGGTAGTCAATCGTCTCAATGCCGCCGACCTTGTAATGGTCAGGATTGATTGCGTCCGTCATACGCCCAGCCTCGCCATCAGTTCGGCGCGCTCCCGCGCGTTACGCAGCATGGCGTACCGCTGGTGCAGGCGGCGCACGATCCCGATGCGGCGGCGCGTCGCCATCTCGTCGTCCAGCAGGCGCTTGACCTCGGCCTCCGACATGGACGTGAGCGTGGCAGCCAGCGACCGCCAATCAACCTTGTTCATTCTTCAACTCCTCCATCGCAATGTCTGACACGGCACGCTTTTCGTGAAGGGCCGCCCAGATGCGTTCGTCAATAGTTTTTTCGGTCAGCATCACGTAGACCCACACCGCATGGCGTTGCCCGCCGCGGTGCAGACGCCCGACCGTCTGCTCGTACAGTTCCAGCGACCACGGCAGCGACACGAACACCATGTGGCAGCCGCCGTGCTGGAGGTTCAGACCGTGGCCGGCGGACTTTGGATGCACCAGCAGCAGTTCGACCTTGCCCTCGTTCCACCGCTCAATCACGTCCTTGTCCTCGATGGTCTGGGCGTGCGGGAAACGACGGCGCAGTTCGGCCAGTTCCTCCTGGTAGTTGTACACCACGATGGTGTTGGCGCGCTGGTTCTCGTCCAACAGTTCCGCCAGCCGGTCAAACTTGTGGCCGCTGAACCAATGGACTGGCAGCGGCCCCTCGCGGTTGTAGACGAAGCCTGACGCCATCTGTTGCAGCTTGGTCGTCACCGACGCGGCGTTCTGGGCAATGACGCGGTCGTCGCCGAACTTGACGACGTAATCGCGCTTCATCTTCTCGTATGGCCCGCGATCCGCAAGCTGAACCCGCGTCTCAACGACATGGCACGGCGGCAACTTGTCCTTGTAGTCGCCTGGGTCAAGCACAAACGTTGCCGGCTTGATCCGCTCCATCACCTGTTCCAGCGCGCCGGGTGCAGGCGTCCACTGGCCAAACTCGCGGTTGACGCAGTGGAAGTATTGCTGAAGGAACGCGCCCTTGGCACGGCCCAGCAAGCCTTGGTCGATGATCTTGCACTGACCGAACACATCCTCAAGGCCGTTCGACGTGAACGAGCCTGTCAGACCCCACCGTATCGCCATCGTAGACATAAGTTTCTCCAGTGCTTTGAACCGCTTTCCGCTGGGGTTCTTCAGCCGCGTCAGTTCGTCAAACACAACGCCGTCAAAACCTGACAAATCCTCTAGCTTATCAAGGTTGTCGTAGTTGATGACGACCACAGGCGCGGCGCTGGCCAACGCCGCTTTACGCTGCGCCGGGGTGCCAACCGCCAGCGCCGGCGTGATGTTAGACCACTTCGGTGCTTCGACCGGCCACACGTCCGTGCAGACGCGCTTAGGCGCAACCACCAGCCACCGCTTGACCAGACCGTCGTTAAGCATCGCCTGCATGGCTGTCAGCGTGATCGCGGTCTTGCCGGCGCCCACCGGCGCCAGGATCATCGCCCGGTCGCGCTCGTACAAGAAGTCGGCGGCGTCGTCCTGGTAGGGGCGCAGTCTCAGGCCCATTGGTCTACCATCGCCGCAGCAATGCCTGCATATGTTTCGCTGCGAATTTTCCAGCGGTCGTCGCTAGGCGGCAGGCGGTTCTGGCCGCTGTCGGTCTGGTTCGCCCACCGCTTCTTGCCGTTGGCGATCCGCGGCTCAACAACCGCAGTCGGCGTCAGCAACGGCAGATTCTTTAGCCACAGGCACGTCGCCTTGCTGGCGTCGTGACCGAACTGCCACGGCTGGATCGTCTGGTCTGCCTTGCGGATGCGAGTGCCGATGCAGCCAATGGGGTTCTCCAGCGCAATGCGCGGAATCGGCGCGTCCAGAAGCAGCCGCACAAAGTCCAGCGCATCCTCGGTCATCTGCGCCCGCCCTGGCACGCGCTTGTTCCAATGCAAACCGCTGGAGCAAAGGTATGTGCATGGCGGGTGGGCGATCATCAAGTCCCAGCCGTCACCCAGAATGTCGCGCACGTCCCCTTGATAGTGCGGCCCCGGCGCGTCGGTCGGCAGCAGATCGCACGACATGGCGTCATGCCCGCGGGCGCGGAAGGCGTCGCGTACCGTGCCGCTGTATTCGCAGGCGACAAGAACCTTCATTTGATCCTCTCGGCCCACGAATCCACGCCTTCCTTCGACCACAGCACGGCGTAGTGCTGGCGCGCTGTCTCCATCTGTTCTGCAAATACCTCTTGCAGCGGCGACAGCCGCCCGCCGGGCTTCTTCAGTTCCACGAACCATGTTTGGCCGTTTGGCAGGCAGGCAATGCGGTCGGCCACGCCCCGCTGCGTCACGCTGCGGAACTTGTAGCTGTACCCGCCCAGCGCCTTCACGCGCTTCACGAAGTAGGCTTCGATCTCTTTTTCGGTCATGGCGCTATCCTATGGGTGCAAACATTCTGTTGCAAGGGCCAAGCAAAAAGAAACCCCCGGCGCAGTGAGGCGCACCGGGGGTTTCCGTCATCAACCGCGCTGGTTTGGGGTGCGCTGTTGATGAATCCCTACCACCTTCGCCCCGGTGGTATCAATGTTTTCTACCATCCGGCGAAGGTCGGATTTTGAATGAACCCGCGCGACCTCCGGTGCTGCGAAGATATGCCGCTTGGTGTGGAAGTCCACCGACCCCAGCCTCCCGCAGTCCATCCAGCCCGCTTCCTTGAAGGCGTGCAGCAATGCCGCCTGTGGCACTTTGACGCCCGCCGGAACCTTACCTTCTGTGACCAAAAGATCACACAGCTTGTGGAACGGCCCGCCGACAACGCCCGACGCAAACGGCCCGACGCGCAGGCGCATCATATCGACCAGGTAGCTCTCGGCTACACTCATGCCCTGCTCAACCATGTTCAGCTTCCACTCGGTCACCGGTGGCGCGGCGGCAGGGTTGAACGCCGACACGTCCCGCAAGTGCAGCCAAGCCCCGATCTTCTCGTAGCCGCCGCCCTTGTACCAATCCCACAGCACCGCCGCTTCGTCGGGATGCATCCGCGGTGCGCGTGACCACACGCAGAACCAGCGGCGATCCTGCGTCGGCAGCGTGATCGGCAGCGGGTCGTTCGTGAACGCCACCACCTGAACCCGGTTCAGCATCTCGTAGGGGTGCAGGCCCTTGCGGTTGATCAGCAGCGTCTCTGGCGGCGCGGCAATGATCGGCTTCAATTTGTTGGCCAGCGCCCGGCGCTCCTTCGCCTCCGGTTCGCGCAGTTCGTTCAGGATCAGGACTTCAGCCTCCAGGTTGTAACCCCACTGGCTGTTGATCTCGCCCGTCTCAATGATCGACCGGTTATGCTGGTGCTTGCCGCCGATGGCCCACAGGAACGGCGCCCACATGGTGTCCTTACCGCTGCCTTCGTCGCCGCCGTGCAGCACCGCGTGGTTGATCTTGATGTTCGGATTCTGAACCTTGTATGCCATCACATCCAAGATATGCTCAAGTTCGGATGTTTCTTCGATCAGACTGCGGCAGTGATCCAGCCACGGCGTGACCTGTACGTCACTGACTGATGCCGTGGCGCTCATGTCGGGGCGGGCGTTGACCCAGCGGTTGCCGTAGACCAGCCCGTCACGGGCGACCAGCACGTCCTCGCCGGCGGCGTAGGTTATGCCGGTCAGCGCCTTGGCGCCAAACTCCTGCCGGCGCTCGTCGTAGTAGACCGACGCGGCGACTTGCCGCTTGTTGTTGTGGATCGACCGGCAATCGACGTGGCGGAACAGCGCGTTGAACACGTTGCGCGGCACTTCTTGGCGCGTCACCATGTCGAAATAGCTGTCGTCGGACTGCACGTAGGCGAAGCGGTCGAACCACTCGGTCTTCAACAGCCGCCCGGCTTCCTTGCGCTCGACCTCCTTGACGGTGATGGCGGCCTGATCCGGGAACGCTTCGGTTGGCGAGATTTTCTCGGCCATCAGCCGCATCCGTTCGGCGATCAGTTCGTCGCGCAGCCCCGGCGTCACGGTTGGGCCGCCGTTGTCCGACACCCACTTCAGGAACGTCGTGCTGGTGAGGTCTTGGCAGTGGCCGTGATAGCAGCAGTAGGAACGATCCAGCGGCTTGTAGCGGCCCTCAATGCTGCCGTCCGAATGCGCGGCGTGGTTAGGGCAGACGACGCCGCACCAGCCCTCGTTGTTGACCCGCGACAGCACCATGCTGTTGTCGGACAGCCACGCCAGCACGTTGTCTTGGCCGGTGTCGCGTATTTTGATGCTCTTGATCTCGGCGGTGTCCGATTCGGGCGGCACAACGCCCAGCGCCGCGCACACTTCGTCCAGCGTGTAGTCGCGGTCAGGGTGGAACTCGACCAGCCGCGCCTCGAAGTTGTTCCGGCCCCGCTTCAGGTTGACGCTGCCGGGGATGCGGCAGTTGCGGACGGCGTTGGTCGCGCCTGGGTCAGTGTAGCCCGCGTCGGCAATGGCGGTGATGGCCGCAGTGAAGTCTGCCTTGGACGGCTGTTCGCTGAAGGCGTAGCCCCACTGGAACGATCCTTCGGACGTTTCCATGATCCACGTCGGGGCCAGCGACGGCTCCTTGGACTTGGTGCCGATGTCGTCCAGCATCATGAACAGGACATACTCGACGTTCTCTGACTTGGCCGATGGCTTGCCGTCCACGAAGCGGTCAACGATGAACGACCCGGTGTTGACGTACCATGCGTCGCCCGGCTTGATGTTGGCCTTGGCCGGCAGGAACGACGGGAAGGTGGCCTTCGGCGCCCCATCGCCGTGGTAGACCATCTCGCCGCCGACCAGCGTCGGCTTCTGCTTCAGCAGCAGCGCCGTCTCGCCCGTCTCGAACGCCAGCTTGGTGACATATTCGATAAACTTGGTGCGATCCTCACTCATCGCAGTACTCCTATTTTCCGTATCGTTGCATGATAGCCACTTCCGCGTTCAGCGGCAGGCCGGCGGCCCAGAGCGGCGGTGTACACATGATCTTGACCAGCGCGGCGGCGGCGTCCTCGGCGGTGCTGGCGTCGGTCTCCAGCACGATTTCGTCGTGGACGTGCAGCACTACGTCGAACCCTTCTTCCTCCAACCGCCGCAGCGCGTGCCGCAGCAGATCATTGGCGATGGCCTGTGTGATGTTTTCGCAGGCCAGACCGCGCCACAGGCGGGCGCGGGGCCATTCCTTTGCGTCAGCGGCGGGCTTCCACGCCGCCTTGGCGTATGTGATGTTGCCCTCCTCATCGAAGCGGGCGAACGGGTAGCATAGCACACGGCCTGACGGCAGTGCATACCAAAGATGCTGCTTGTCGAACAAATATGTCACGCGCCCGGCGCTGATCTCTTTGCCTGGGTGGCGCATGGCGCCGGTGTACGCCCGCTCCAGCCCCGTCCAGTAGTTGACCGACCACGGGTTCGCCCGGCGCCAGCCGTCCACCATCTTGCGGCTGTCGCTCTCGGTCAGGATGACGTTGTAGATGCGGCCCATGCTGGCGAAGGCACCCACACCGCCGGCAAATCCGCAGGCCAACTCCTGCACCTTGCCGATCTGACGCTGGTCTTTGTCCACGTCATCATAGCGGACGTGGAATGTTGCCGCGGCGTTGTGCTTGTACACGTCCTCACCGCGCGCGAAGATGCCCAGCTTCTCTGCGCCGCTGTTGGTGTTCGACGCCCAAGGCGTCACCCGCGCCTCAATGGCGGCCCAATCGGCCACTACCAGACGCTTGCCTTCGGGCGCCATCAGCGCCGGGCGCAGCATCCCCTTCAGCACGTCCGTGATCCGGCGTCCGAACTGCGGCACAATCTTGTGGCCGCGCACCATCGCTTGCCGTGCTAGTGCAGGGTCGTCGGCGCATCGTCGTGGGAAATTATGAACTTGCAGTCCAAATGATGAAGCGCGGCCTGTAGCACTACCTCCAGCGAATACGAACGCTCCTCTAACTCGTTGATCCTCATCGTCTGAGAGCGCAGCCGCGCGCGCAAACTTTGCAACTGACGATGCCCAGAGGTCATCCGCGCATTGGATAACTTCAGCGACGATGGCCGGTACTTCATCAGGGTTCTCCTCGGCCAGAGCCAACAGGTTGAAGCGGACGTTCTTGTCGATTGATAGCTTGGGTTCGCCGTCCTTGTAAACCGTCGCCAGTTTGAGCGCCTGCGGCCCGACGCGATCCAGCACCCACGCCCGCATCTTGGGGCTGCGGACGGACGTGATCTCGCCGCCAGTGGCCTCCTCGACCGTCTGTTGAATGTCGGTAGACTCCGCGTCGGCGTATTGCACGGCGGCCAGCGCCAGCGGGCGATCCAGCAGCACCCCGCGGTCGTTGATGCGCTCGTTGACGTGGTAGTCGCGCAACTCATCGGCGGACAGCGCGCGCTGGGCCTGGGCGATGGCCCGCATGGCGCGCACGTCCTGTGCGCCGTATTCGCGGAACTCATCAAACAAAATAGGATCATCATTGAACGGCGGGACGCAAATCTGCCGTATCAACTGCTTGCCCCTATGATCCTTCTTCATGCTGGCGCCTACAAACCGGCCCACATCTTCCAGACTACCCGGCGCGCAGTTGGCGCGGGCCTGGGCGGCTGTGCAATACCACTGTTCCAGCTTGGGCGTCGGCACGCCAAAATCCGGGCAAACGACATATTCAAAGATAAGCCGGTCAAAGCCGGCGTTATGAAAACGCATCTGGCCGCCGGCGCGGATGTGCTCTTTGACACGTTCAGGAAAAGGGCGCCCGCAGGACGGCCACCATTCTTCAACTTGCTCGTCGTCAAACGCCCAGTTGAACAGCAATAGCTGCGTAGATGGATGTTGGGCGTAGTTATACGCGCCAGACACCGGCAGATTGCACTCGCTGCGCGTTTCCGTGTCGCCCCACAAAATGCTCATTCTGCACCTTTGCGCTTCGTATGCCAGTGACGGTGTTCATACGTGTGGACACGGTGGCAATTAGCACACAGCACATCACACTTTGCCATTTCAGCCCTAAGGCGATGCAAAGCGACCTTTGGGTCTTGGCTGATGTTAAAAAGTTTTTTGCCGCGGACGTGATTAAAGTCTAACGCCGCTGCGTGCGCGTTATATCCGCATACAGCGCAGCCGCGCTCCATCTTTACTGCGTTTATGATTTCGCGGCGTTCAGCCTGAAACCGGCGTGTTCTGCCAATTTTGTTAGGTGAGTTCCGCTGGCAGCGAAGCGCGCAGTATTTCTGCCAAGGCCGCGCAGGCGTAAATTCCGCGCTACAGGTTATGCAAATGCTCATGGATGCCTCACTTCATCCGCTACTAGCCGGGGCGGCCCAACCCGCCCCGGCGTTCGCTGCCCAGTTTACACGCGGCGCCGGCGGCGCGGTGCGTCTTCAGCCGGGGCTTCCGCTTCCTCGGCGTCTTCCTCCGCCGGGGCCGCGTCCATGCCCGACCACTTC